CCGTAGCGTTTGCGAGCGCTTGCGCGAGACCTGTCAGCGCAAATGTGGGGTTGCCCGCTATCCCGTCACCGTTCGTCACGCCGATGCCGTTGCCGCTCGTGCCGAGCGTGCGTGCGGCGATCGTGTTGGGCGCGGTCTTTACAATCACGCCGTTTGAGGCAGACTCAAGCGAGGCTGAGGTGCCGTTCAGTGCAATGGTGTAGGGCGCTTGCGCACCACCGTCGGTGATGCCTAGACCCACGCCTGTTGAAAAATAACGGCTGTTCGGCAGACCTGTCTGCAAGCCGACAGTCAAGAATGTCTGCGTGAGCGACGGGCTCGCTGTGATCGCGGAGACGGTTGTCTGAACCGTCAAGCCGTTCTGCACGACGGGCACTAGCTCAGTGCCAGTGATGGTCTGAGCTGCGGGAAGGGCTGTAATCCTGACATCGGCCATATAAATCTCTACGGTGAAAGTACGTCTAAATTACCGTCATTCGGCGTGTTCGCCTGCTCAGTTGCGATCCCGACATCGTCTTCGTTCTGTATGTCAGGATCAAGGATGATGTTGTTGTGCGTCTCAGCAACATCCGTATCTGGGCGAGGAAAGCGTAAGCTAATCTTTTCAGACTGCCTTGCTGGCAACCTATATGGGTCAAACTGGTCACTACACGACTCTGAGCAAACCTTAATAGCGGGGATGTTGCCGTCTGCACGCATGTCGCTATAAGGTCTTTTCATCTTGCATCGATCGCATATGAAAATACTCAAACTACTGTTGCCAATTGTATCAAGGAAGCGGGGCATTTTATACCCCCTTACCGAGTGTACATGCTGATATTCGGGCTGATCATGATCGGCGACTTGTCGCGGTTCTCGTTCTGCGCGAGCATGAAGTGCTTCTCGTACTGCTGCTCACAATACTGAATCCGAGCGGCCTCAACCTGCGGCAGCTCGCACGCCATCTGGTGCGCCAAGCCCCACTGAATGGCCAAGTAAAAGTACTGCGGGATCTCAATCTCGCCGCTCAAGTCACCCACGTCTTGGATGTAGCGGTTCAGCCACAGCTCGAGCTGAGGGCTGATGTTGTTAGGCACTGGCCAGACTTCCATGTTCGGCTGCGGGATTGTGCGATTAAACCAGTACTGCAGGGGTCTAAGCGCCGTAAAAGAGCGGTTTGGCAGGCTTGAGTAGTCGTCACGGTTCATGCGCGACATGTTGATTGACATCGGCATCGTGCCAAATACCACTTGGTAGAAGCCCATATTCACGCCCGAAACCTGCTGAATACGCCAAAAAGGCGCTGTCTCAGAGGGGTCAAGGTCGTAATAAATCCAAGTTCCTGATTCCCACGTCACCGCGCCGGGTGCGTAAACTGTCACCCAAGTCGTGCCGTCCATTGAGTACTGCAGATTCACGGTCACAGAACCTGACACAGCAGGCAAGATACCGATCGTGCTGATGTAGACAGGGCTGCTCGTGCCGTTTGCAATGCCGATAGAGCCCGTGTTGTTGCTCAGTTGGCATATCAGGTCACCCTCGCCGTTAAATGCGTTCAGGGTCGTTCCTGACGTGCTGTTGGCGCCAGTGCTGACGTTTGTGAGCGTGCGGTAGTTGGCGTTGAGCACGTCGACCGTGCCAACAGGCAGGAAGTACTCGTACTTATCGGGCTGCAGACCAACGATGACCTTGTTGATCGCCCAGTAGTTCACGCCGTAGTTGCTCAGGCTTGAGAGCAGATAGTACAGGCTCTCTTTAGCGGCCTGCACCTGCTCAACAGTCAGCTCCTCGGCGAGCTTACCCGCACGACGTGCGCCGTGATCGATGAGCTGCTGCACCGAGATCGTGGTCTGAGAGACTGTGCCGCTAGTTGACATTTACCACCCCGGACATTTCCAACGTTTTAATGAGGCCTTTGCACGAGGTGCGTCGCCACTTGCATGCTTAACTACACCGCTCATGCGGGCACAGAATGAATCCTTGCGGGAACCGCCTTGTGGCTGCGGAGCCTTCAGGTCGCTACCCGTCTCGCGATTATACTTTGCACGACCCTTTGCTGTGAGCCCTGCGCCTTGTTTTGTGGGCAACTTTTCGCCACGCCCGACTGCGAGCGAGACGCCACCCTCTTTCATCTTTACCGTCTTGGCTGACTCTCGGAACGCTTCAGCCGTTGGCGCACCTTTGCTACCAGCTCGGCGCATTTTTTCGCCAGAGCCTTCAGCGATTCGAGCGCGTTTTGCATGAATATTTTCATACAGACCCCCCTTTTTCATTTTGTCGGCCGCTGCAAATTCCTTGCCAACCTTCTGCGGTACGCCGCCAAAACCACCCTTAGTGTGAGCGGCGGCCTGCATCAAGCGTTTTTGGGCAGGTGATTTGCTCGGCATAATTAGTCTGGGTTCTTGATGTAGATGCCTTCAAACTCAGCAGAGACATTTGAAGCCCCCGCTGAAGCAATCGCCCTAATTTCAATGTCTGTCTTTTCAGTAAAAGCCAAAGGGGTGTGTAGGTCAATCACGAAGTCTCCATTACCGGGGGTACGCGCTGAACTTTGTATTCTAAAAACACCACCAAGTGGACGTTGAATCAACTGAAAGTTGGTCGATGCGTTTGCGGTTGAGTTTGCAGATGTGAAGAAAGTTCCCATTAAATACAGTGTGTACCCTGCTGGCACTGTCCAAAACGCCATCTGTGTTTGGTTTGCAGTAAGGGTAATCATGCCGTAAACAATTGCAGGCACACCAGAAGTGACAGTGCCTGTGCCAGCGTAAATAGTACCTGCGGCAGTTGCACCAGAACCGGCGGTGGTCACATAAATACGAGAAATACGCAAATAACTGTTGCCAGTGTTGACTGCTGTTTGCCCATCTAAAAGGACAGACTCGCTAATTTCGTTGTAATCTGCATCAAGACCAAAAATAGCAATTGTTCTTGCTCCAGTTCCAGCAGAAGTGTCGTCTGCGCTTGAACTAGAAATTTTCATTACCGTGGCAGAAGCGGGGTACACATATGTCCCGCCTTGCGCCCAAACTGTTTCTACGGATGTGCCGACATCGCCGTTGATGCCAAATTTAAACAAAGTTTTGTGACCATCAACTTGATTACGAGCGACTTGCAATTCAAATGGCTCGTGTGCACCCTGACGAGTTGCTGACGAATATGTACCCATTGCTATTCCTTGGCTGAGTTGGGGCGACCCTAGCCGCCCCGATTTATTACTAGCAGTTGCCTTTTTTCATCGCCTTGAAGCCGCCGCCGTCTTTGCATGCCATCTTAGCAAAACCACCATCCGCATACCCCTGCACAACGCCGCCAGTCGCGTACTTCTGCACGACACCGCCAGTTGCAAACTTCTGAACGACGCCGCCAGTTGCGTACTTAGGCATACCACCCGCAGCCAAGCCCTTGTGAGCCTTGGATGCTGGCTTGCCCTCGTGAGACATCAGCTCCTTCTTGATGCCCTTGATCTGGCGCTCTTCCTTGGCGTGCATTGACTTGCTCTCGACTTCGCCGCCCTTCTTGCGCATCATCGGAGCAGCACCTGCGCCCTGAGCCATCGCAGCCTCGAGCATTGCTGCGCGAGGATCAGGGCGACGACCCATTGCAGGACGACCCATTGCTGGGCGCGAAGGCATAGGGCGACGACCCATTGGCATGGGTGCTGCAGCAGCCGCTAGAGGTGCCGCGGGCATTGCACCGCCCATGGCCATCTTCTTGGTCTTGCCGCTAGACTTCATGCCCTTGGCAGATACTTCGTCAACTGAAGGCTCAGTTGTTTCCATCTTCTTCATGCTCTTGAAACCCATGATCTACCCCTTAGGCTTGTGTGACGCCGAGAGCGCCAGTACGGGTTGCGTTCGGGCCTGCCGCAATTGCTGGCAGGGCTATTGCCATCACAAGACGCTTGATACCGTCACAAGCAGACGAGGGTAAATAAGTACCCCTCACATCGCCCGTGGTTGTGGTGGCCGTCAAGGTAGCGGCAACAGTCATAGTGCCAGCATCTTCAGCCAAGGTGTTGTCCCAGCCTGCGCGGGCAACGTAGCCCCTGTCAGTGATGCGTAACGGCGCACCCAAGATGTCAGTTGTACCTACCGCAACAGTTACCACGCTTGCGCCAGAAGAGACAACGCTTGCAATTTGGAAGAAGGCTTTTTTACCGCTGACAGTTGTTGATGCCACTGTTCCTGTTGCAATGACTTCGCTCATGGGTTGACCGTAGTAGTCGTAACCAGAAACAGTAATGTTGACAGAAGTTGGGCTACCGGCGCCTGTGGTTGTAGAAACCGCACGAGGGCAGTCAAGCTGCAAGCCTGTGGCACCGCCAGTGATCGTAGTAGATATAACACCAGCACCTGCTGCAAGCGTGAGCGTGGTGGCAGTTGTGATGACAGCGGCAACGATGTTGGTTGTCAGTTTTGCCTGTGGTACAGCATCCCAAACATAAATGCGACCTAATGGTCCGACACCTACGCTCATTGTGGATGGGTTCTGCAACAAAGCATTACCCGAACCAATGATTGTGGAGCTTGCTACAGTCTGTGAGGCGCTTACGGTGTAAGTTCCTACGCCGCCAGAACCTGTACCGAAGGCGGTAATGCGGGTTCCATTGGTGAGTGACGTTGAGCTGTCAATAAACATACCCACAAATATGGGGTCACCAGAAAGCATTGCGGTGACAGTCAACGTGGTGGTAGCAATTGAACCAGTAAATGTTGAGACAGCAGGGTAAGCATCCGCACCCTGAATAGTAATGGCTGAACCTAAGAATAGGTCGTCTGAAAATTGGGGCATTTTAAACTCCTGTGGCTTGAACCACTCGGGTTAATTTAAAAAAGGGGGCTAAGGTTTCCCCGCCCCCTCTGTGCTTTACACGCCGGGCGTGCCGTACACTGCGCGAGGATCCGTCCACGAAATCGTGTAACGCTCTGTCGCCTTGTAGCGCATTGAGTCAGTCTCAAAGTCGCCTTCCATAGTCTTTTCAAGACCACGGCGCATCATCAACTTCAAGCCTTCTGGCGCGTCAGTCTGCACCCACCAGTTGGTGGCTGAAGTCAAACGGCTCAGTACCGAGGCGCCCTCGGGCATCAAACCAATCGACTTGACTGGGTTGATGTCGTTGTTGGCGGTGCCGGTACGAAGCACAGACTTGAGCAGGACTTCTGCTTGGAAGACGTTGCCGGGTGCAACAATCAGCTTCAGCGGCTGAAGACGGATCTTCTTGCCGTTGTTGTCCACAGCCTGACGCACTTGGATGAGCATCTGCTCAAGCGAGGTTTGCGACAAGTTAGCTGCGGTCGTGAGCTGGTTGCTGAACACGCCGTTGACGATCGGGTGCGAGGTGTTGGTGAGTGAGACGCCATCGCCGCCGACGTAGCTGCTATTGAACGCACGGTTCAATACGTTAGCTGCGAGCAGTTCTTTTGTCTCAATCAACGACTGCGCTAAGTGCTTAGCGTAGACCTGACCGATACGGATGTGGTCGCCGTCCTCAACCAGAACTTTGGTCAACGCGAAGGCTAAGCCGTAGACGTTGTACACATAGCGCTGGAGGAACAGCACGCCGCCCTGCTGGTACGAGACGGGTGTGCCGTCAGGTAGCTGAGGAGCCGCGCCGAAGCCGTACAGGACGGGTTCTTCGTGGTAGTTGCGTGGGATGCCCATTTGCTCGCGGAACACTGTGCTCCACTCATCGGCTCGTTGGTCATAGATTCCGTCGAAGCATTCGTTGAGGATTGGCTCAACAATCGATCGGAAGTCCGTACTGCGCATTGGAGCTGCCATATCAGTTCTCCTTAGATAGCGGCTTTAGCAGCCACAAATTGAGGGTTGCTGACCTGTACACGAACGATCACAAAAGGATCGCCCCAGTTGTTATCTGGGTATGGTGCAATATCAACAATACGGAACTGACCAGTGCTGCCTGAACCAACAAGCGATGCCGACAGAGTCATCTGTGACAGACCGGTGGTGGTAGAACCTGCAGTGAAGTTGCTCAAGTTCGCTTCGTTACCGATCGAAGTTTGAGCCATAGTTGCGTCAGTCTGGATCTCATACACGATCTGCTGATCGTTGTAGAAGTAGGCGATGCAGCTACCAGCAATAAAAGCAGTGCTTGCAGGCCAGTAGTT